GCCTCCCTTAAAGGGGCATCCTACCTTTTGGTAGGGCAAATGAAGAAATATCTTCACGCAACATCTAGTGCACTCCTACAGGGGGCAATAGGCATAGATGTCTTCGACTTAAACCTCTGAGAGAGTCGAACCATATGGATTTAATCTCATCCGGGTGCAAAACCGGACCAGTCATCGGCTAAAAGCCGGGACAAGAGACACAAGTCAACAAACATGTGTCGTTGATCGAGGCAACTTAAACTTTTTGTTTAAAGCTTTAATCGCCTTTATTTGGCGATTCCTCTCGATACTCTCTATTTCTTCCATGCAAAAGAATTCGCGCATAACAGCCTTCTTTGATCTGAATACATGCGGGAAACTCTCAAGCGCTAAGCGCAAGCATTGGGTATTACGCACTCCAGTGCGAACTTCCACTAGATCTACTATTTGATCTACTATGTGGGCATTTTGAAAATAATGAATGTGATCACGCCAAGCTAAAAACCATTCATCAAAATCTTCAGGATTCAATTTGCTGCCCAACTTTATCAATAATTTTATTGGGTTTGGAACAGCAATGACTTCCTCCCTACCATCCATCATTTCTGCTATAATAAGAAACTTAGAGCAGATAAATGGTTGATTGTAAGGGAACTTCGCCTCGAAGTTGAAAAGTGTTGAACATAAGTATTCTCTACTTTGATCCAACTTTTCATAACTTCCTATCAGGCAATCATCTCCTGAGGCTACGACCGATAGCACATTTGCATCGCCAAGATCGTAAACATGGCATAAGACACAAAGTGTGACTAAAGTGTTTCCCAGGTAGGTACACGCATCGCCAGTACGCCTTTGGAAATCAACATTAAAGAACAATCCGTTAGATGGATCTGAAATGAAAGATCTCGTGACTTGTGGAACCCATGCATCTATGAAATTCATAGGCACTCCAATTCTGATAAAAATCTCTCTTTGCAAATAATGATGCAATTCACCCTGAGATTTATCAAATTTTGAGAAGTCAATCTCCTTCCAGTGTTTAACATGTTTCAACACATGGGCATCTAAAGAGAATAATTGATGATACTTACCAGTCGGGATTTTAACCTTATCACTTAAACACATCAATATTCTATTAGCAGCCATTAGGAAGATGGGTGAAGTGGACATTATTGTCCCTTTCTCATGGTATGTTATAGTACTCATGAGAGCACGCTCTGAATTGAGCGAATGATCCTCTACCGGTTTCATGTTATTTTTCATCATATGCCGGTATTTATCTAACCTCTGAAAACAGAGCGGATCTTTCAACATCTCCGGGTCTGGTTGCTTTCCCCGAAGGTAATCCTCGAAGTATGCTAATTCTCCTTCGGAAATAAACCCTGGAAACTGGGACAATTTATCAGGATCAATAATGACCTTAAAAAATTTGTCAACCACCTCAGCCACTACGGCTGGTATATCAGTACAATGCGCTAAATTAGGTACGTTCATATTCCTTTTTTGAACAGCCAACATAGCCTCCCGCTGTGTACTGAAGCGTCGATTGGCGACACCAGAGTTTATCATCGGTTTTACTTTATTACTACCCTTCTCCCAAGAATTGAAGACGGATAAGTCTAACCGGCATCTAGATAATTCTATGGAAATATCATCACACTCCACCATAGTTTGAAAGAACGAATCATCAAACTTATGATGGTGTGGTAAGATCTCATCTAGTGCTTGTTGGAAGACATGCCGATTGGCAAATCCCCTAGATGTGATCTTAATATCCATTGGTTTTTCTTTGGCTTGATAATTATTGATGAATTTTGCAAGAGCGTGCCAATCCAGCATCTGATATTTGGGAATATAGTTATTCACCAAATTCAGGACAGGTGAAACTTCCCTTACATTTAACAAAGGGGCATCAATGGAACCTGAAATTTTCATCGGTAACTTCTTCTTGGGAATGGGTCTGTTGATAGCCACCCACTCCCGGACATCCATATCATCAACACTATGGGCACGGAGATTATCTTTAAAGACAGGTCCAGCCCACTTCAGCTCCGGTCCTTCGAGTCTATCTTTAAAAACTCTTTCCGACTCGGCATGTCTGGGATTTAAACGTGTGGTTTCGCTAAACCCTCCGGCTACTATAGGAATCACGGGAATTCCCCTACCGCTTAGGTTAATCGAACAACCAACGTCCCTCAAATGTTGTAATCTGGTATGCATGAGAGATTGAAAATCTTTCTCAGGCATATCCAGAAGTCCGACATTTTCTCCTTCTTCACCATCGAGATTAACATCCTCGCATGGTGGCACTTCTTGGTATTTAGAAGAACACTCTCCCTCTTCATAAACAGATTCGGGAGGCATATTATCATCCAGTGGACACAATTCCACTTGATAATCATCGACGTAAACTGAATTTTCGGCATACGTGTAAGATCCGTGAAAATATCCGGATTTATCTTCATAAGGCCCGTCGACACAGATATCTTTAACTCTGGTCACAGAACAGCCATATGGTAACAACTCTTCATTAAACTCCCACGCCCAAAATTCCCATTGATTGAGCATGTTAGCCAAGCATGGGTGTCTAAGAAACACAACAAGAGTTTCCCTAGAAAAGCGTACATTTTCCCGCAAAAGAGGCACGGCAACCAATTCCATTTTTTTTTTTTGGTTAGAAGGCATATTAACAATAATTTTATCACCGGTAAGCAGTGGTACAGATAAACCCAACTTTTGTTGCGCTGACGCAAACAAGGCATTTACAATATCCTTGAAGGAAGCCATTTAAATTTTGATTAAGTATATTTGTATATTTCAATACAAATAAC